GCCTGGGCAATGATCTCAGCCTTGTTAAGCTTGCCGCCCTTACTCATGTGAACGACCATGGCTTGCACGTCGGGGTTGTCAGTAAATCTCACCTTGCCTCCCTTGGCGTAAGGTTGTACTGGCGTCTTGCCAAACATGACCACGCTAGGTTTGGCCAGTCTCGGACTTAGGTACCCGGCATAGCCATAGTCACGAATAAGGCGCTCTAATGCGTTGGTAGCCTCAGCAGGCTGTGCCAATCCTTTGTTTGACGTGGATGTCATCGGTATGCGCGTGGTTTCGCGTGCAAGCATTTGCAGTTGCAATGGATCTGCTGCCAGGTCATACAAGTTGTCGCCCATCGCCCGGTACTTGTGCGGACCAAGGCCAACTTCTGGCTCCATGTTCTGCCCAGCATAAAAGTAGGTGCGCGGCGATATAGCGCCAGGCAACCCAAGCCTTGCTGCTTCCTCGCCCTTGATGCCCGTGCCGTAGAACGATGGATCAGTCTCGGTTAGCCCTGCCTGTTTGCTGTAGTGCAGCATAGGCGTGGAGACTGTTGTGCCTTCCATGGGCTTGATCAGTGGGCGCAGATAGTCTGGCATCTCGCCAGCGTAGGACGTGCTCAAGAACTCTGGCGGCAGGAGCAAAGGCTTTTGCGGCGCAAACTGGAACGTCTCGTAGGCTTTGGCAATATCCTTGTCAATCTGCTTAACCTGCTCTGTTTGGCCACGGCGGTTGGCCTCGTAGCGCAGCGACTGCAACTCGTTGATGGTGCGCTTTAATGCGGCGTTAAGCGGCGTGTAATTGACTGTGCTGTTCTGGCCTCGCGTCTCAGTGCTCATGGCCAGGCGTGCCAGCGGCGAGTACATCTGACTGTGCGCGGCCCAAGCAATCTCCTCACCCTTGGGGCCAAACTCGTTGCCGTGGATGGCATGGCCAAAGAAGTCATGCACAGCGCGAAACTTCTCGTTCTCATTCAGTCCCGTCTTGGGATCAACGTCCTTCAGGAACGGGTGCTCATCGCCACCCTGGAAAACGTAAAGGTGCTTGTTGCCGTATACGTCCTGCAGCATTTGCTTGCTGTTGCGGTAGTTGCCTTCGCCTGCGCGGTGATAAGACAGGCTGACTGGCAAGCGCTTGAACTGCTCGTCAGTCTCTTTAGCCATCTGGCGGTATGCGGCCACCAGTAACTCGTCGTAATTGGTTGCGCCAGACTGCTCGATGACTTCTGGCATCTGCGTGGCGTACTGGCGGAAGATCTCCTGCTTGTAGCCTGGATCATCTGTGGTGGCCAACATGAAGGTGCGGCCAATCGGTGCCTGCTTGAGGATGGAGCTTTCAGGCATGTCTGGCAACGCATAAGGCTTGCCAGTGGTTTCCTGCGTGTAAGTGCTTGCGGCCTGACGAACAAAGTTCGCCGGGTCGCTCATCGCTTGTTTGACTGCCTCATCCGTAGTTGGTTGCGAAACATCGCTTCCAGTTCGTCCTGGGGCAACTGCTTCGTCCCGTACTCTTTCGACAATGCCTCGACCCTCCCCTGCAGCCGCTTGAGAACGGCTAGGGCGGACTCGGTAGAACGGTCCTTCGGTGGTTGTTTCATAGGTGACTCCTTGGTCTGCCATTGTGCCAGGCATAACTTGTCTTGGCGCTACCCCTTGTAGCGGTTTTGCCAACATTCCCTCGCCGCGCATCGCCTGATCAACGGGCCTTAACATTTCCTTACCGGCAGTTTTTGCCGCTTGCTTGAGAACGCCGGCAACACCCGTGGTCGGTGGCAGCATAGCCATCTGCGGCAAAAAAGGTGGCAGCTTGAGGTCTGGCATATCCTCAAGCATCTCAGCGCCTCTTTCAAGGTACTCGATGCCCTTCTCAGTCTGTGGCAGGCGGAGGTTCTCAGTGACGAAGCTTTGCGCTGCCTCGCCGGCACGCTGACGTGGCGTCGGATCTCGTGGGTCGCCGCTCTTGATCGCTTCCTTAACGAAGGTGCCAACACCTACCGCGGGTGACGCTAAAGCACGGGCAACGATAGGCGCACCAGTGAGCAGCACGTCCAGTCCGCCAGCAACTTGCGGTGAGACGCCCTCAATGTCTTGCAGGATATTGCCTTGGCCATAGCCAGGCAGCGAGCTAACGCCACGCTTAGGCGTCCTTCCCATGAACCTAGCCGTAGGATCGCCACCGTCTTGCATGCGGACAGGACCGCCATCCTTCAGGCCGAGCCGCTCACGCAGGCTAACCGTCCCGCCATCCTTTAACCCAAGCCTTGCCCGTAAGTTGCTCATGCTAGCCCCTCATGTTGTGCGGATGATACCCATAGGGACTTGCAAAGTCTATTAGTGCGCATTATCATGCAGTCGTTGTCGTAGCAGACAATGTGATTGAAGGCCGTTTACTCATGCTCTCGACCCTTGTTGCAAGACTTGGGTTCTGCTACCGAGAGCAGCAGTAAGCGGCCTTTTTGCATTGATGCTCGGATCACAGACCAAAGTTTGCTGTGAATGGAGTGGGACTCAGAACCCAGCCGAAACCGATAACTGGCGCAGCTAGACCGATCACCGCCGTAACTGCGCGAGAGGGCCACGGGGAACTGTTTCAAGCCCAACTGATATGAGTGACCTCGCAAGAGGGATGGCAGACCAGAGACAGGGGTGCGCGACACCGTAACTGCCATAGTCAGTCTAGGCGTAAAGGCTGGCCCCATGTAGCGACAACGATTCCCGTCCGCATGGTACTCACTAACCTTGTTTGATACAGGGTTAGGTGAGTATTTGCCCAGATCGCTCCACTCAAACCCTCCGCATATATAACTCAGTATTAACTTAGTTAACTTATAGGGGGGATCGTTATGAATGTTAGAGAATATCTTTGCGCGAAATACAAAACTGATCAGCCCGGTGCGATCCTTGCTATAGAGTGCAGAGTGTTTGGTATTCCGTATCCTCTGCGTAGCGGCTGGCTTGATCGGTATGGCCATATTGAAATCACGACAGACATGCAGACCAAACTGGTTCAGCAACTGCTTGCAAGCAAGAAGGATTCGGCTTGGGCTGGGCTGCGCGTTCTCGTGTATGGCGTTGAGAAGGTTCAATTGCGCGATGCTGAGTTGACGCTGTTCTGATTTAAGCCGCATACGGATTGGTCTTCGTAACACCAGCGTCGATCAGGTCTTCCTCGTCATAATCATCTGGCGGTGGCGGGTCGATACTCAGCCAGCCAGCATCACGCAGGTATCTGAGTGCTTGGCTGAACGCATCCACAAAGTCGTCGTGCGTCGTATTCGGAAAACTGCAGATCTGCGTGATCATGCCCTCTGCCCAATCCCTGACAAAGCCAGCATTGACGCTTGACTCCGGCACATACACCCTTCCTGCTTTCACGACGTTGGCCACAATACTTAGGCGCTGGACCTTATCAGCGTTGCCAGGGTTGTACTTGCGCACCGGGATATGAGCACGCTGCAGATCCTGAATCAGCACGATGCCCGCGGCTTTGTCTTCCACGAGCACCAAGTCAACACGCTTGGCATCCTTGCCTTCACCAAACACGATCTCGTACTCGTCTAATACTTTAGGCTTAAGGTCAGGGTACTGTAGCCGGTCTTGCCAGGCATCAATAATCAGCACCCGCATGCCGCCGTCTTCGGGCTTGTAGACACCGAAGGTAATACAGGCCGTCGGATCATTCTGCGTCTTCTCAGTGAAGGCACAGTCGTAGGACTGGACGATGAACTCCAGCTTCGGCAGAGGCTTGTCTGCAGGCCACAGGCGAAACCAATCCCGCTTGACGATACCGCCTTCTTCAGCGTCAATGATCTCAGCGTGGATTTCTTGCCTTCCTAAGTTCGTGCCTTCGTACTGCAGGATCTGCCGCTTGAAGTTCTCGCTTAGGTTATCGAGGTTGGCATAAGTCGATGCAGTCGTCAGTACGACGTCGTCACCTTCCCTCGACATCAGATCAATGATCAAGTCTTTAGGCTTTGGCGTGGTCGTGCAGATCAGCCTGGTCTTCATGTTCTCGAGCTTGAGTCGCATGCCAAACTGGATCTGGTCCCAGGCTTCTTGCAGGTATTCCCACGCTGCCAACTCATCAAGCCAGCCACCGTGGAACTGCGGGCCGCGGAAGCGCTCCGGCTCCGAGGCGGGTATGCCTTTGATCAAGCTGCCGTTGGTTAGGCGTAACTCGTGCAGGGCCTTGTTGTAATCAGCTACCAGGATGGGCGGAATGACCTGCAGGAGGCCCGAATCACCCTCAAAGCATGTACTCCTCACGTCACTGCTCGTTGGAGCCGCTACGAGCCATCTCGTGGCTTTGTGGGACCATGCCCACCAGGCGATCTGCTCGGCTGCAGTTCTCGTCTTGCCGGCACCCCTGCCAGCTAGCATGAGCCAGATCGACCACCAGTCACCAGTCGGCAGGATCTGGTGCTTGAGCGCTCGCGTGAGCCACATCATGCGCCAACCCCAAGCTGCAGCCTGGTCAGCAGGAAGCTTGGTGTACTCAGCCCTTACCTGCGGATCACGCAGTAGGGTCTCGAGGTCACTTGTCCCCAAGCTGGCGTTTCGCTTCTAAGTTCTTCAGCATGGCGTCGAAGATACTGACATCGGCCTGCACCTGTACTGGGCTGTCAGCGTCACCAGCATGAGTAAGGCGGTCACTGTACTTCTTGGGCTTTAGCTTGCTGGCAATCCATTTGCGAGCATCAATGCGGTTACGCTGCCATTGGATGTAAGCGTTGTGCATCTCGATCTTGATCAGTTCGCCGTTCTTGTCATACACCGGATTTAACTCGGGCGTCTCGTCAGCAATCGCCTGGATCTCATCGGCCAACGTGTCTGCTTGATCTTCGCGTGCGCGGGCGTATTTCTCAGCAAAAGCCGGCATCTTCTGCAACCACTCATACACACAGGTCTGCGTTGGCATCCCCGGACCCTTCAGTATCTTCACCATAGACTCGCCATTAGCGATTCTTGTAAGGATCTCGTTGGCTAGCTCTTCGGTGTACTTGCTTGGCCGGCCAGTTTTGCGCGGTGCGGGCTTTGCGGTGTTGGTCATCACATTATTCCAGTGATATTAATCCGCTGATCATACTGAACTTCTTGCGAAAATTACAAGTCTATGCTTCCCAAAGAAGTTTTTGACCACGCAATAATTCATCAGTATCAATCCTTGGCCGTGATTTAACATTCCAGTTGCCGCCGCCTCGAAGGCCTAAACAACGCCAATTGGAGGCTCTTAATGATGCGCCGCCCTCTTCAGGTAGGGTGTAGGTAATGAGCCTCATGTAGCCCAATGATTTTGCGGCCCGCCATGCGGCTGAGTACAGCATTGAGCAGGCATTCTTTGTTCCATCTGTGCAACAACGATTAACCTCTAATGTCCATCCATCGTCGAGAAACCTTGCTACTGGCCGGCCAACGATTGCAACCCCAACGACCTTGTCTCCACTGCTTACGGCCACACAAAACTTACATCCTTGCATTGGTTTGTGATGGCGGTGAAATTTTTCAACAAATGCATTGGCTTCTGCAAAGTCAATCGGAGTAATGCTCAATAGTTGCATTGTCGTAACCCCTTGATTTTACTATGCTTTTCTACAAAAAGAAACCCCGGCATTGCGCCGGGGAAAAGACTTGAGGTAAGTCAACAGGAGACATCACATGGAAACTCGTCTGAGTCTAAGTCTTCCTGCTCTTCTGAGTCAAGCCGCTCTTGGTCATATTCCCAGAGTTGCCTGTCGAGCCACCAGTCATAGTTCATCTGCTGTCTCCTTGATGTATTCGCTGATTGCCTTGTGAAATTCCTTGATCTGCTCTTGATTCAAGTGAATGCTGCAGTGTGCGCCTACCTTCCAGATAGACATCCATAAACCGCCTTCGTAATCGCTGAGGCTGATCCTGTCGTAATTTTCTGCAGTAACGTCGTGTTGCATGATGTTCTCCATGTGATGGGGCCGAGGCCCCCGGTGATTTATTTAGATCTGCGCTTAAAAAGAGCCATTGCGTTATCGAAGGATAGTTTTTTTTCGACATAACGCCATGTTTTTTTGATGCCGCCCTTAAAATTGCGGTCATAATTTTCGCAAAGCTTCCATACCGAATAAATGCCATTGCCATCGTCGACAAGGCTATACCCAACACCGTTTTTATTAGTTTTCATTTCAACTATTTTCATTTGGTTTCTCCGGTTGGTTTCAATGTTTGGTTACTACAGGCTCAATCCTACACACTTTTAGTCCACTTGTGTGTGAGTACGCCATCCGTCCGACAAATGGTCATGATGCGCTACTAAACGGCGGGTGATGTGCAGCAACTCAGCCTCGTCCACCCCATAGTGCTTAGTGAAAGCCTTCACGCCCATGCCGTGGATGCCAATGTCTCCTCGATGATGGGCTGGGCACAGAGGGATTGCGTCGTAGTGACTTGCCCGCTGGCCCATGCCGGTACCCTTTCTGGGGTGGTGGATCTCTGCCGGCGTACCGGGCGTGCCCTTCAGATAGCAGAGCACACAACCGATAGCGGCAACCTTACCAAGATGTTTTTTTTCGTCTTTCGTCATGGATTTCATAGAAAAGTGATTTGGCGTAATGAAGGCCGGCATAAAAGCCATCGCCCCAAGCATTGTGGTAAACGGCTTGTGTCCACCCCTGATCGTCTTCCCAGGCTTGACTACCAATGAACCGAGCAAAGTCAGCCAGCATGCGCTCCCTGATCAGATGGGAATCGCTTATATCGTCGCCTTGCCCTCCGCCCTGAGATTCGCCTGCTGCGTCCTGTAAATCTCGATCCTTGCCTGTGCTGCTGTTAGTTTCCATTTCAATGTTTCCTCTTCAGTAACGTGTTTTTGCAACTCTCGTAATAATTCGATGTACTCCGGGTGCGCATAAGCTTCACGCTCTTGTGCGCCGATTGCGGTCTCTAAGCTTTGCTTCATCAAGATTGCTTTCTTGCTCTTGCGAAACTCCTCGGTGTAAATCCTCAAAGCTTTGGCTGCAGCGTACTTTTTTGCGTGCAGAACCATAAAGTCCACCGCGTCATGCGGATCGTGTACCTCTTCAATTTCCATAGATGCCCTTTCTAGCCTCGCCATGAGGCCTAAACAGCGATTTTTTTTGATTGGTTGATGTCACCCTACTAACTCCTCCTTTTTTTGGCTTAAATCGTAAACACGCACCTTCACCATGCCGGCGATGGTTGATCGGTAAATCCTCAAGTCATCAATCTGACTGTCGTCCTCCCACACCCCTGCGTGCGTCAGTGAATCCAGCAGGGATTTCAGGATGTTGTCCAGATCCCGCTTCCTCCTGTCCGGCGGGAAGGCCTCGATCTCTACGCGTAAGGGTCCAGCCTGCTTGAGGTAGCGCTGAACCATTGCGGCTTCCATCACTAGGTTGTTCACTGCCTTGCGATAGATCTTGCCCACTCCTGAAACGTACACGGTTGCGAGCCTGCCAGTGACTTTGTGTCGCCAGTAAGTATTGACGGTAGGTGGCCATGGCAGTGTCACCTCAAAAATCGGGGTCGAATCGGTAGGGGTTTGCACCGGGTTTCTCCAAAAACTGTTGGGACGTGCGGTCATACCAAAGTCTTAACCGCGGTTCGTGTTCGCCGTTCCTCTGCTTCTCACAAAGCAGCATGGCATCGGGTTCTGCAGGATCAACGGCTTGGCCAGCCTCAAGCAGCCTTTCTTTTTTCTTGTTGCGCCACATCATCCAGACGTTATCAACCTGGTCGGCAATTGATCCCGATCCCTTCATATCCACCTTCTGAGGCATGGCCTCGTCAGTCGCTCCCTTCCTGATGTGATGGACTAGGTGAATGTGAAGGTCGGTGTCTCGAGCCAGGTTCGTGCAGTC